CTCCACAAGACTCACGGAACTTTCCGTTCCAGTAAGACTTGCTGGAGTTCACTCGAAGCCCAAAAGTTTCGAGTCTCTCGATCACGGAGCGCACATACCGCGACGGGACGATAATATCGTCACCATACACGCGGACCTGGTAACGCAATGATTTTAGATCATTGCGCGTAACAGGGCGTCTTAGCTCATCTTGTATTCCCAAGAGGACTATAGTCGTAAAGACCATAGCCTCAACAGGGAAGCAGAGAGCTGAACCCATAGACGCGAACTTGGCCAAACGGATCACTCCATGGCCAGGAACGTCAGCTTTCCTAGATCTACAAGCCTGCACCGCACCCGAAAGAGTGCTGTGTTTGGAGAATAGACCTAGAACAAGCTGATTGGAGACTCGGTCAGATGCTTCACTAAGATCTAGTGATGCATAGGAACCCGTAATGGATCCCTCACAGGCCATGAGCCGATTAGGCCCCTGGTCTGTGAACCCGAGAAATCCCTTGGAGATGTCATCCTCCTCGAGATACTCGTGGAATCGTTCTGCAAGAGCCTGCTGTGTATATTGCATACAAGTAGGTTCTACAGCAATGATTCGTGGAGTCTTCAACGTTTTAGGAACAGTAATGACCCTTACAGGTCTTTCCTGTCCAGGTTCGAGGATATCAATTGGACTGAGGTATTTATGATACCTCTGGTTTGGGAGCAAGTAATCCCCAACGGGGAAGTACTCGTCCAAACGTCTGGTGTACTCTGACTGTCCGTACTTAGCATTACCAAGTAGGCGATCAGCAGTACTACCAGGACCATGTTTCGGTATGAGCTCCACGTTATCGATCTCACGATCGATGCGACGGAAAACGTCACCGAATAACATCTGTGCCATGTGGACAAAAGCTTCGCGATCTGCGATGCTGAGTTCACGGTCAGATGTTTTGACACCCTTCTCACACGTGATGTACGATGTGATTGCTTTCTCGGTTCTTGTATCACTACAAGGTTCGAGAATCTTGCCAAACATCATAGATAACTGACGTATGGCAAATATGGCATCCACATCAGGAACGTCACGAAGACGACCTGAACCACGATCGAACACCAGATCGAAGAAACCTCCTAAGAATAGGGGGAGCCTTCCTTTCTTCTTAAAAGATAAGAAGAGAGATGGATCCACGACACCTTGCTCCAGACCTTTTTGGAGGTCTACAGCAACAGTCGGGAGGGTTATCGTTAGAAACGATAACCCCTCAGTGTTCGAACGCCTCGTGACTGTTTCAAAGTCACGAGTGGTGCTTGTGCGACACCAGGTAGCCAATTCACAGGCTACCGTCTGCCAGAGCAACATAAGGCTTTTCAACCTCGCTCCTTTCAGAGCTTAGGTTCCATAGCCTTGCTCTCTACGTCAACACTATGTGCTGACAGATTCCAGTCAGGCCTCGCCACCAAGAAGCTTGGTGACGTTGGCGCCGGAAGACGCCGTGAGATACGCAGTAAGCGCATCCACGATCTGCTTGACCTCTGCGTTGGTGTAGCCAACAGGGGGAGTATCGATCACGACATAAGTCGAGAGCGAGAACTCCTTGTTGACACCCGAGACGAAGGGGTCAGCAGCGACCTTGCGGCTGTCAACCCGGATAGTGCGGCGGTTTCGCTTGCCGTACTGGTGCGAGATGGACAGTTTGACGAGTCCATCGTCCTTCGTAAAGACACCGGAGTTGACTCCGGATGCCGTACGAGGGAGCGAATTCGCAACCGAGTTGATGGTCAGGGACTGAGGATCTGAGAACAAAGCATTGCTCTTTCAGGATGAGCCCACAAAAAGTGGGCGGTGGAGATTCCCCTGTAGGGGAACCTTTGTTCACCGAACTACTCTTTCTGAGAATAGCGCGGCAAGGATGGACAGCTGCCTCCCACTAAGGGAGGACAGACTAAGTCCAAAACCGTATGGTGTGGCCTTAAGACGCTGCTTCACTTCCACAGTGTAGTGCGACTTAAGAGAAGACTGGGTATAAACATTGGGTGATAGTTTAAGCCCGCCCTCCCACGTCTCAGTCACATCATAATGTGATCGACACATGATATAACCATGACGTAGCAATAGCCCGTCGTTGGAAAAGAGAGACAAGTTTTGGAAAACATCTCCAAGACTTGTCTCCCAATCGACGAGCCAGCTGTATGGACTAAGTTGATAGATGGTATTCAGATCAAACCGAATACCATAGAGCTTATTTAGCTCTGAAAGCCTACGTGAAATCGTTCCCTCAGGGGGAAGATAATACGTATAGGCTCCTGAGAACCAGACACTACGGTGCCTGGTAATCGTCCTAGTCAACTTACCCGCGGAGAAGAAGTACGCGTTAAGATGTTGCCCACCCAAGTTCTGGGAGAGCAAAACATCTTCGTAAACGTCCTTCGTAGTTTTGAAGTTGTAGCGTCTGCGAACAACTTTGCCAGAATCTCTCTCTAACTGCTGCAAAATCTTTGTAGAATTTGCAGTAGCATCGAGAAAGGAATTGACATCGTTGATCAGAGGCTTAATACCGAACTCAATGTTCAGGTATTCTCCTCCAGGTCGTCCTGAAGTACCGGGAAGGCGGGGGAGGCCCTCACGCAGTTCTCCAATGAACTGAGCAGCAGAAGCAACAGGACTTGTAGGGGCAGTCCGAGAAATTGCAGTTGTTCCGTGAGCAACCAGAAAAGTATCTGGTACGCCGTACTGAACAACCTGATAATTTCGCGGAAGACCCTTCGTGGTAAGATCATACAAGAGTTGTGAGGTCCAAAGAGGACCATCACGCCAGGTAGTAGACGAGTGAGGGAGATATATACTATCCCGCCCAATCGAATCGACCTTGACTCTGAAAGTATGGAAGTTACCACCAATGTCCTCCAGCGTGTGACCAAGTTTGGAAACACGATGGCCTTCAGATTCCGTATATTGGAATCCTCCATAGGAATCGGACGAGGGCCCGTAAGGATCACCAGCGAAACGCATGGTGGTAATAGCCTTACGGGTGTTTGTAAACCTCGAACGAGTGTCCATAGAGATCCATACAGTTGTAGCGGCTCTGCAACCAATCGGTTGCAGAGGGTGTTGTACTAAAACACAGCACCGGGGCCCTTCCAAGG